CGGGAATGTCAGTTCAAGCGTTACGCTCGAACCGCTTGTATACGGAAGCCAGTAGGTAATCTGCTGACCATCCTTCAGTTCAGAGAAGCTGACGTTTCCTTTCCATGACGCGGTGGTTCCTGTCTGTGTACCAACAACAAACTCAACACCGCCGCCAGTGGAAGAAGCCGCAGCAAGGTCTGCCTTGTACTGCGCTGAGCCGGTTACTGTGGAAACAATGGCGTCCGGCGTGATCTTCAATTCTGCCGCATCCATGCGCTCGCCAAGAGCATCTACTTCCGACTGATCCGCCTTTTCAGCTACCATCAGTTTGAGGTAGGAGTTGCTTGTGATGTCCATCGCATTGATTGCATTGAGAGTCGCTTCCCGGGCAAACAGCGTGTCGACATCGATGTTGGCAGCAATCAGGCTTCGGATAGTAGCATTATCACCGAAGATCTCCTGCACATTCAGTGTCTTGGCTGTGATAGAGCCTTCGATCAGTTTTTCCGTTCCGTGGATAGAAAGATCAGCAACATCATCATTTGCCACCTGCTTGAGTGTTGTGACCACTTCGCCATTCTCATCAACACTTACGGAATAAAAATGACCGTCCGAGCCTTTCACAACGAGCTCGCCAACGGTCAGGGATACCATATTCGCTTCAGTTACAGCCAGCTTTGCGATATATAGCTCGCCGGCAGTACCCTGTGTGATGATTGCGGTATCGGTTGCCAGATCTTTGATGTGCGACCAGTCGATGTCCGCTGTACCGATATCTGCCTTGACCATGCTGGCAACCGCAGCGGACAGCGTGGTGATCGCCGCCCAGTCGATATTGGCTTCATCGATATTTGCGCTTGTAATCTGTGCCTTGGAGATGGTGGCAATGTCAGCTGCCAGTGACTCGATCTGCGCCCACTCAATGTTGGCATTGATAATGTTCGCGGTAGTCAGCTGGGCAGTAGAGATCATTGCGATTGAAGCATAAAGCTCATCCGTCGTGATCTGTCCGGCAGCCAATTCCTGAATTTTGGCAGAAACCGCAGTGATCGCATTGGCATTCAGCGTTTCAATCAGCGCCTGCGCAATGTGTGCCTGCGTGATGGCTGCTGTCTGGATGTGTGCGCTCTGGATCGCCGCAGCCTTCACCTGCAGACTACCGACAGAGCCATTTTGCAGATGCCCGGAACCGATAGAGTTGAGCATCAGCTTCGTGCCGCTGATCGACCCAGAAGCCAGCTGACGGGCGGAAATGGTCGTACCCTCCAGCGATTCAGCCGCCGTTCCCAGCGTTACGCTGGTGTACTTGCGAGTCAGACAGTCGTAGGTATACTGCGTCATACGCATGGTTATTTCAAAGCCCAGACGTCTTGCAACCACACGAACGGCGTCGCCGAGGAAGATATCGGAGAGTGCTGCGAACTGTTTGTACTCCTCGGTATCCTTGCAGTTCACGAAGTCCACCTTCAGCGTGACCGTAGGCATATCGCACCCGGCATCGTATTCAGCCTGTGCAGCGTTGCGCATGTCCTGATAGCAGGAGGTCAGGCTCTTGTAGTTATCTCCTTCAGCTACTTCCTTGGCTTCGGACACCGGAAGGTGAATCCACTTCGGATGCGGGAAAGCGCCGATGTTCGGACTGTCGATGTACAGTTCCGGGAGATACAGCACATTGCCGTCAGCGTCCTCGCCCGTTGGCATGATGCGTGTGACGGCATCGGTCATATCCACATCAATGGAGATGCCGGTGAGATTCTTCTTCTCGCGGATCTGCACCTCGCTGTCTGTACCCACACGGCTGACAAGGAACACATCGAACCAGTCGCGGGCAAGCTCGGCTCCGTACTTGGAGGTCAGACCGTTCTCGCCTAGCAGAGCCTCCACCGGATTGATGTTTTCGAAGGATACGTCCGAAGCGGTGCTCTCCAGATCGGAGTAGAAGGTGAAGTCATGCTCGGACAGGCAGCCATCCGAAATGCTCTGCACAACGGAAGCTCCGACTGCATCAGGCGCAGGCTTCACGCTTTTGATCATGTTGTCCAGCAGATCATAGAAGATGTGCCGGGCATACACCGTGACCTTATCCAGTTCAGGCACAACACGGTAGATGCGGAAGGGCTGATCGCGCAGCTGGCGTGGCTCGACCACGTCATTACGGAAGCCCACATTGGTGGTCGTGCTCTGCTGTTCCGTGCGTACATAAGTCAGGTACTCAGAGGACATGTAGCCGTGCTTGCCGTCCGGGCAGGTCACTTCGTACCAGGAGGACGAGGTTTTCTCAATGACGATAACCTCGGTGCCTTTCTTGTACTTGCCGAGAATCTTATACTTCGTGCCTGTGCCGGAGCGCAGACGAAGCGGATCTCGGCTGGTGCTGACCTTGTAGACTTCCACATCATAGGTGGTAGTCTGGTACTGCTGCGTGACCAGATTGATCTGCGGAGTCATCGCCGCGGGTACAGGGACGCGAAGGATGCCGCCGTCCGTGAGCTTTCGCCACTTGTCTCGCTCATCGATGGGATGAACCAGCGTCAGTTCCCATTCGCCGTTCAGCGTCTCGGTGACCGTACAAGATGTCGGGCTGACCGCACCCAGACCGTTATTGGAAAAGTCTGTACAGTCAGCGGGATATACACAAATCAACGGATTTTCCTCCTTTCGGGCATAGTAAAAGCGCCACTCGTTAGAGTGACGCTATGCGTACAAATTGGAATTTGTATTTCAGCAAAAATGGTCAATATAGTTTTGAAGTTTCTCGACGAACAGGCCGACGTGATATCCGTCGCAGACAGCGTGATGTACCTGTATTGCAAGTGGAAGTATGCGTTTGCCATCTCGGTCAAAGTATTTTCCCATTGTGAAAATCGGCAACAGAAAATGCCCATCATCAAAAACATTGATGTTGAATCCAGAAAATTCCAGCCACGGCACCATAGAGATGTTGAATGAATTGGACGGCGTTCCGTCTTTGGGCGCATAACGGATAGAGGCGCTGTACTTTTCGGCGTCGATTTCGTAGTTCTTCAGGAAGGTATCATAATCTTCCGAGAAATAAGACCAGATACCCGAAAAGTTCTTCTTTTCTTTATTAAACACCGTGTACATGGGATGCATTTCATCATAAATACCGAGTCCTTCCGCAGTCAGAGAAGTTCGGAATTCAGGCATATCGTTCACTGTTTTGGTTAGCAGCCAAATCATCGCGGGATAGAGTCTGTGGTTTTTCAGGTTTGTAATGTCAAGGTTGACAACAACGGAATATGTACAAACCACTTGGCTGATAAAATGCTCGTAAAACTCTTTGCGCTCCCAGTTCTCAATGTCAATCAATCTGAATGCCATAATTGTTCCTTTCTACAAATTCAAGTTTGTCGAGAATATTATAGCATAAACTGCAGGAACGCAAAAGACGAACACAGTTACAAATATCGCCAGTTGGGTTGAACCTTCAGATACGTCACGTTGCCAGTCCACGAGATCGTGCTGTTCCCGGGCGGCAAAGTTGGAAAGTCACCGCTCATGCAGCTGTTCATCGAAGTCATGCCCGAATACGCCTCCTGAAGCACGGAATCAATCGTGATCTCACCGTTCACATCAGAAAGCTCCACGATGGTCATGTCAACGAACAGAGTAATCTCTCCGCTTCCGGTCACAGTGATAATCGGTTCAGAAGGCACATTGCCGGGATTCTGCATGGTGACATATCCGCTGGTACTGCCGCTGGCAGGCTGGATGTTCTTTGGAACTACATCAGCTTCGTACCAGAAGGGCTTGCAGCGGAAGTTAACAGCGAAGGTTCTATGAGGGTTGCCGCGCAGAATCTTATCAAACGGAATCTGGTTGATGATCCGGGCATAGTAAAAGCCGCCGTCACGGTTGGCGAAGGTGACTGTGCCGGAGCCGCGCAGCCACCCGGCGATCTCCGGGATTCTATCCGGGTCAGAGATCACACAGGTGGCTGTCAGCACCATATCCTCATATACATAGTCCCCTTCAAGAGTGGTCAGAGAGCCACTCCGTCCGGGGACTTCGGTGAATGTGACGCGCTCCTCCGGAATTGTGGGCGGAGGCTGTTCGGTCACGTAGATTCCATAGTCGGTGCATTTCACACCGTTCCATTCAAACCAGTCGTTCATGCCATTCTCAGCCCCTTTCCGCGCTGCTGTCGCCTGGTCAGCGTTGCAATCTCCACAGCCAGAGAGCGGATATCCTGCTCATCGCGAATAACCATCTGTGCCACCTGAATGGTGGAGTTCACGCTGTTGTTGTAGGTGCGTCTGTTATCACTGGAGGAATACGCGATGGCGCTGTTCTTTGCTTCGCCGGTCAGATAGCGGGAAGCATTGCGGATCACACGCGCCTGTTCTTTGCTTTCTTTCAGTACGCCCTGTCCGAAGCCGCGCATCGTCATGACACCGACTTCATCCTCGAAAACGCGAGAAGGCGATTTGATTTTGAGCTCAGATTTCGCGGCGCTGACAGCAGCCCGGGCAGCAGACCGCATGGCAGAGATCACACCGGAGCGGCCTGCGTTGATACCTGCCTTCAGACCGGCCATTGCGTTGACACCAGCAGAACGAAGCGTTGTGCTGGTCAGGCTGGAATTGACGGCGCTCTTCACATTGGAGCCAACCGTGCTTCCGGCGGCAGACATGCTGTAGCCAGTCATTGCATCAGCGATGCCTTGCATACCGACTGTGCCATAGGAAGCCAGCATTGCAGCCGGGAAAGCGGTGGATATTGCGGTTTCGATAGCGGATGCAACTGTAGAAGCATCCGTAGAGAAGTCGTGTGCGCTCATGCCGGCACCGACGCCAGCTGCCACGTTGTCACCAACGGGCTTCACACGCTCAGACGGAGAGTTGATATCGAATGCCATGTTCAGAGCGGATTCCAGATTGGCTGCAACTGTCTCGGCATCCGTATCCCAGCCGGCTTCCGTCATACCCTGAGCAACACCCTCAAGGATGTGGGCGCCGGTTTCTGTGGTATCCAGCCCGTTGAGGAACGTGACGATAGCCTGCAAGTTTGCAATGTCCTCCTCGGACACCTGCTTGCCCTGCATGATTGCGGCGACCATTTCGCCGACATAGGCAGAAAGCTCAGCGACCGTCTGCGAGTTGAAGTCATAACGCATGCTCTGATCCAGCACACCATGATCGGTGCTTTCACCGCGCAGAGCCGCCCAGAACTTCTGCCATCCGTTGTAGTCCAGCGTTTTGGTATAGGAGTTGATTCGGCTGACCGCAGAACCGATCAGGTCCATTGTGGTCGCAGGCATAATACCTGCCCACATGCCTGCCGTGGTG